TCCATTATTTACTCCCCGCTTGATGTTGTAGCATTCTAAAACGCTTGCAGAGGTAACTGTGCAGTCATATAAGCTCTTAAAGTCCCAGTTTATTTCAAATCCAAATGCAATAAATGTAAAAACACATTTAATAGCTGAACTTATCATTATAATAATAATAAGAAGGTCAATCATTTTGTCAACATCATCCATTATTTACTCCCCGTTGTTTGTATCTTTTAGTTGTTTTAGCTGTTTTATGTCATCCTAGAACATTATATTTGCTATTGCAAGCGTTTGTTTGACTACTCAGACCAATTAAAATATAATTGCCGCATATTTAAAATGTAAATGGTTTATACATGCCTCAAGCTCATATTTCATTATTTGCAAACATATCTAAATCGCAGATAAAAGAGACTGACACTCATTTCAATATTGAGGGTGTTCCTGTCACTGTTGATGATGCAGTAATGAATGGCATACACTACAGCGCCGAGAATAATAAGCTTGGTATGCCTTCTATTCGTGACCGTGTTGTCACCTTGTCACATCCAACTACAATTAATGGCTCTGGTGTTGATGCCTATGCCGGTGAATCATTGCAGAAGTTTTACAGCGGTGGCCATATCGAAACTGTGTACGCTGATAGTGGCACATGGAAAGTTAATATTTCTATTGATAAAGACATTCTCAGGGCGCAAGACAAAAAGCAAGACTCAAACTTTTATGACAGTCTAGCTAATCAGCAAGATATTGGTGTTAGTACTGGATTATATGCAGAGATTGAACCGACTGTAGGTAAGAACGCCAAGGGTGTTGACTATGAAGGGACAGCAACTAAGCAAGTGTATAACCATCTAGCCATGCTCGACTCTAGCGAAGCCCCTGCCGGTGGACAGTCAACATTTATGCGATTTAACAAAGAGGCACAGGATAAAGTTGTGATCAACTTAGCTGATTATATGCCTGACTCAATACCAGATACAATTGTCAAAGTCGAAGAGGTAGGCGAAGAAAAGCCTGAATCTAAAGATGAATTTAACAGCCTTTTAGCTAAATTACTTGCCCTTTTAGGAATGAGTAAATTGGCCGGAAACACAGAAAACAAACCCCAACAAAACGAGGAAAACGCGATGCCTGACGACATCAAGAAAAAAATGAAAGCTTTGAAAGACAACGGCTCATACAAAGAAGGTATGACTGATGACGAGATAAGTAACGCATTTGAAAAGATGGGTAATATGGATGATGCGCAGAAGGCTAAAGAAGTCGCGCAGAACTCAGAAATACTTAACGCCATTCAAGCTTTGACTGAAAAGGTCACTGGACTTGAATCCAAATTAAACGCAAAAGACGAGTCGGTTAAAACCGCATTAGTTGACGAATTGAAAGATTTGGATACTGGTCTTGGGCTTAACTCTTTGCAAAAGTTAGAAGTTGAAGAGCTGCAAACTTTACACAATAAAGTTACTGGCCAAACCTTTGCATTGAATGGCACATTCCGCCAATCTAAAACGGCTGTTGATGATTATGCAGACAGCTTTCAAAATACGGGAGCTAACTAATGGCTAAGCGTAAGATTTACTTAGGTCCAATCAATAGCGGTCTTAATGGCCCGTTAATGGTTGAAGGCTTGGCAGTTGATGCTTTTACCCCGGGTGAGCTTTTGGTTCAGTCTGCATCAGGTTTAGCAACATCCGGCTTGGCTGCAACGGTATTCACTAGCGAGTGTTTGCTTGCAAAAGAAATATCAGAATCAGAAGGTGGCACCATTGCTACCGCTTATACTATCGGTGATACTGCCACAGCTATTGCTTTGCGCTCTGGTGAGTTTGCTAACGCAGTTGTTGCAGCTTCGCAGAACATCACAAGTAAAGGCGTAGGGTTAGCCTCAAACGGTTCTGGTCAACTTGCTATTGCTGCTACTGATGGCACCGAGCAGATACTTTTTTATTCAGATGAAATTGTTAACACTGGTGGCGCTGCTGCTCTTGTTACAGTTCGTAAAGCGTAAGGAGCTTACTAATGTCTATTATTTTTAATGACGCGCTTTACACCAACGACTCTAGCGCGGGTCGTATCATGACGCAGCAAAAACAAACAGTTATTGCAATGCGTAACAATGGCCATCAAGCACATAAAGATATGCTAGCAACTACTAACGTTGCACGTACTCCGGCTGAAGCTTATCGTGAGATGGACCCAACATCCAAGATCGAACAAGTGCCCGCTGGTGAATTTGCTTTGCTAACCCGTGTTTTGGGTAAAGTTAAGCCGATTAACTTAGGTCGTAAGCTTTATGAATACCGCAAAGCAAGTGATATGAACAAAGGTCAAAGTTCAATGACTGGTAATATTGGTGTAAAAGCTGATAAAGTTGATTACAGCTACGCTGGCACTGTTGTTCCAATTCATGATAAAGGCTTTGAGATTGACTGGCGTGAACATACTGCTATGCAAGCAGAAGGGTTTGATGAACTTGTAGATTATGCCCGTGAAGCCGAACGTGGTTTGATGCAGACTAAAAACGATTATCTTTGGACAGGTAACGCGGGTTTAGTGTTTAAGGGTGTTAGTTGGTTAGGCATTAAAGCTGACCCAACGGTTGCGACTGCTACAATCGGTGTATTGCTTGCTGCTACTGCAACCACAGCAGATAACATACGTGCAGAAGTTGCTCGTATTCGTGACATATTGTACATCACTAACAACAGCACCAACCCGCTTGATTTAGTTATATCACGTGAGATTGCATCTAACTGGGAACGTCCATTTAGTACTGCTGATGGTAACTTTGGCACAATCGGCGATTACATTAGCAAATTGCGCGGCATCAAAGAGATTTACGAAGATTCAAATCTTTCTGGTGAAGAAATCAGCTTTTTGTATAACGACCAAGCTGGTTTTCACGGTGTATCAGGTATGGCAATTAATACCTATGCAATGCCTCGCCTTTATCACAACAGCCCTTTTGCATATACCAAATGGTGCGCCCTTGGTTTTATTGCGAAAGAAGATTTCACTGATCGTAAGTGTGCTTTGTACGCTACAACTGCGTAAGGGGTAATTTATGCCTAATAAGCGTGTTTTAGTAACCTCAAAGGGCTGTTACGCTGTAAATGAAAAGGGTGTAACAGTTGAGCTTGAAGAAGGTCAAGAAGCTGAAGTTGAAGATGCTCAGGCTAATGTATTTGTTAAAGTTGGTAAAGCCAAGTTAATAATTAACAAACACAAGCAAAGAACTAATTAATTTAGTCGATTAATTATAAGGGTCGGCATAGGTCGGCCCTTTTTATATAAGGTTTATAATGTCAGCAACATCACGAAAAAGTATGTCAGGCACAATTGGCGAGACATTGTTAAATACAATTGTTCTTGACTCATTTGGTGCTCAAATTATAGACGTGCTTTTTTATGATGATGAAGGCTTAGAAGTAACACCAACAGGCGGATTTTACTCAATTCAATATTCACCGAATAGTAAAGTTTGGTTAGATTTTGAAGGTGTACAATTTCCAGCTAATGCAATTCAGCCGGTGGAAGATTGGCAAGCAAGCGGTGTAATCGAGCAAATACGAGCAGTTCCATTTAGCATAACTGGTGCTACATCATGGAAGGTTAAATATCGAACGCATGGCATAGGTATGCCTATGTTGCCTGCAAATAATCTGACATCTAACAGGTATTTTAGCGGCATTCTTACTGTTAAAGTAGATGGGTTTGACCATTCAGTTTTGCAAGGTAATGCTGTAAGCGTGTCAAGGCGGCTAACGATACCTAAAAATAGCAGTGTTAGCATTAGGGTCAGAAAAAATGCTGACTCCGTGATTACTTTTGCGGCTGCCGACGGTGTTTTTGTTAGCTATTCAGACGGTGTGGTATCTGGAAATCTCATAGGGTTAGCAAGCGGTGAAAGATTAAATACCCTTGAGGAGCTTAGATTTCAATCATCATTTGAATTTTATGATGGTCCTGCAGTAGGTGAGCTGTCAATTACAAAAAAAGATAGGATTGACGTTTTCTTTGTGAGTAATGGCGGGGGCGTAATTCAACTGGAAAATACAACAGACTCAAGCATAGAAACGTTTTTTTCATGCGGTGTCGTTACTTTGTCCCCCCCTGTAACACCTTACATGCTAATCCCAACCACAGCTTTAACAGAAACAACTTTAATGGAAACTTACAATGGCACAGATTAATATACCTGGTGGCGGCATTTGGTCTACAATTGCTACTGCATTAAATAACATGTTTGCAGAGGTCTTTGGTCGTACAGGATGGGGTGATTACTCTGATGGTCTTTACACTGAAGCTTCACCACTTGCATTGGTTGCTAACGTTGCAACCTTTTTGCCCAATGATAAAGCAACAACATTAGAAACCCAGAAGCCTACTGATATTGCAACGTTTTACGATGGCGCAAGAATTATTGGCCGGAATGGCGATGGATTAGCTGTAACTGTAAATTTTAAAGCTAAACCTACAGTTACCGCAACTGATGAGGTTATGGTGTTTGTTGACATTACAGCAGGCACAGGAACCCCAGTTAAATTTGCTAATTTATTTAAAAATATAACATCTTTTAAACAAGGTGTTGGTGTTGAAAGACCTATTTCTTTGACGTTTAGCGGGTACACAGCAAGTACGTGGGAAACAAACGGCGGTAGAATAAAAATACAAGCAAACGGAGCTTGTGATGTTTATGATATATCTTACACAATAACTAGAACACACAAGGCGCGATAATGGCAATAGTAATTACAGTCTCAGATGTAAAAGATTTCTGCGCAGACGCCTCAAGTCTGTCAGACTCAGCTATTCAGATTTATATTGATATGGTTAATCAAGCTGATGTGTGTCTTGATTTAAACCTAATAATTGCCGCTGTACAAAAGTTCTTAAAGCTAAATGCCATATGCCATTACATCACTCAGGCGGGCGGTGGGCAGGTTAAGTCTGAGCGTGATATGGATGGTGCTAGTGTAACATTCGAGACATACCAGCGTGAAGGCTACGGGCTTGTATCAACGACATTTGGACAAAACATATTGAATAGCGGCAATTCTGGTTGCTTTGGTTTTATGAATGCTAAGCCTAGCCGATTTATGGTGGCGACAGGGCGATGAGTAGAGTAAGAGCGCGATTCCTTAAAGATACTGTTACACGGTGGCGTATGCCTGCTTATGATCCTAATAACATATATGCATCAACATGGGGTTCACCCATTACATTGAAATGTAACTTTATGAATGGCGGTTCAATACAACGTGATCAAGATGGCGCAGATTTTCAACCCGCAACAACATACAGATGTAAGTTAGGCGATGTGATTACTGGTGATCGTGTTGTGCTTGGCACCTCAGTAGCTACAGAGCCGCCAAATAACGCTGAAACTGTACGCAGTAAAAACACCGGCACAACTTTAGTAGGTTCTGCAGACATGACTTTTTACACGGGGTAATTTATGACTAAAGAACATTGCAGTTTGAGCATTAGAGTTGACGAAGATGGATACACTTATATTGTAGATGACCGAGGTTTAAAAGTTAAAGGAGTCACAGCGCTTAAAATAGATATGAATTCTGACGAAATAACCGAAGCCACTATTAAATTCTTTCCTGCTCCAAAGAAAAAAGAAGGAGATAAAAGCATAGGTGTTGGTGTTGGCAGGATGAGAATATTTTAATGCCATTTAAATCAGGTAAATCACCACAGGATGTAGCAAAGAAGGTTAATGATAAGATTGACCACATTGTCAACGTTCAACTTGAGGGTGCTTTAACTGCCGTAATTTATGCTATTGGTGGAAAGGCTGATTTTTATGTGCCTGTTGATACTAATGCGTTGATGACTAGCCGCGCTGTACATATTGCACCACACAACAAGGGCTACAGAGCCACTTTAAGTTATGGAGGTCCAAAGGCTTCATATGCACTATATTTGCATGGTACGGCTACATATAGCCCTCTTTGGAAACCTAAACCAAGAGGAGCGCCAGGTAAACCAACAGGCGGATATAATCCAAGTGCAAAGCCAGGATGGATATTTAGGGGCGTCAATGAAACAGATATTGAAGGCATGTTCGCGGAGGCTATGAAAATATGAGTGCAACCAGTAGACCTATGGACTTAGTTAGGGACCATATTAGAAACAATGTTCTTACAACATATTTATCATCTGTAATGTGGGATGAATCAGAACAGCCATTTACAAACCGAGATGCAAGCATAATATTTGCGCGTCAAGAAGGCCGGCAGGTTAACGGATTTATAAGAGTGCATGATGTACAAGTCTGGTTATTTTGCAAAGCCGGTGCTGATATTGGTGATGCTAATACATTGTTCAATGATGCAAACCTAGCATGTGATTATATTATGTCTACGAATTTTATTTTGACAGATGCAGATACCGGCAAGGCTCCACTTATTATTGAGCATGTAACAGGACCATACAGAACAAACGAAAACAGATATTTTTACCGCTTTACGGTGCGTGTTCTATCTTAAATTAAACAGTGTTACAATTAACAAAACTGGAAACCCAGTTAACCACAGAGGATTTATATTATGAGTGTTGGAATTGGCGTAATAGGCCGTGAAGTAACTTACACATTTGGCGGCGTTGCAGTTCAAGGGCGCATGACTAAATCACTAGAATTAACTAACACACGCGGTGAAACGGGTGACGAGTCAAGTTCTGGACACACTGAAGCACTTGCCAAAGCATTGGAAAAAGCGGGTTCTTTAACTGTTGAGGGTCTAGTTAAAAACTATGAACTATTTGCATCATACTTTACTAGCGCATCACAAATTTATGCAGTCGCTTTTACGTTCCCTGATGGATCCACATTAGCTCAAGATTTCTTTATGGATTCTTTAAGCACTGGTATGCCTTACAATGAATTATCAACATTCAGCATGAGTCTTTCTAGTTCTGGTGCACCGGCTTGGGTAAGTGGTACTTAATGGCCAACTTTCTTAGTAAGTCTATTACTATAAAATGGGGTGACAGTGAACATAAAATAGCTGTCACTAATGATTTATGTAATCACTTAGAATCAAATGGGATCAACTTGTTTAATATGCAACTTGATCTTAATTCGGGTAAATCACCTAAATTGTTTTTATTGGGTAATTTAATAACTCAACTGCTTCGACATGTTGGCGTACCTGCAATGCAAGATGAAGTTATGAAAAAGCTGACAAGAGAGCCAGCCGATTCAATCGCATTGTATCAATTTGGAGTGTCATTTATTTCTATGGTCTTTCCTGCTGTGGATGAATCAGAGCTGGGAAAGTCAGAGCCGGAGACGGCGCAGAAATAACGGAATATCCTTGGATGGATATGTATGATGCTTGTATGCGCCTTGACATGGATAGTGAGGTTTATTGGCGCATGTCACCCCAAGAAGCATACAGATGGTTGATTGCTAAAACGCCAGAGTTAAGAATAGGCGGTTTAGGCAAAAAAGACATCGAAGAAATGGCCGCTAACATAAGAAACGACGAGGATAAATACATCTAATGGCTGAAAAAGTTGGCGGCATTGAATACACAGTTGACGCAGATGCTAGCAGCTTAAAAACTGCTGGTGAAGCTGTCACGTCATCTACAAACAAAATGGTTGACGACTTTGGCAAGGTTGACAAACAGCAAGAAAAAAGCAATCAAGCAAGTAAAAAAGCCACTGATGTAACCCTTAAAGAAACAAAAGCCCAAGTAAATGCCAGAGAAGTAGCAGCACGTAAAATTGTTCGGTCACAAGAAAAAGTTGCTAAGGAAATAAAAGACCTTGCAGCAAAAAACCAAAGGACAGCAGAGAAAACGGCTCAGGTAATTGCAAGAGAAGCCAAAGAACAAGCCACAATAGTTCAACGTGAAGCCCGCGAGACATCTAAAATAGCTGCTGCCGAAGCCAGAAAGAAAGCTAAAGCGGTTGAAATGGCGCTTAAACAAGAAGCAGCAGCACAAAAAACAGCATCCAACTTAGCGGCAAAAAGCACCGGGCAGGTCGGAAGAAAGGCTGGTATGGCTGGTATCCAGCTTGAGCAATTTGTTGGATCTGTGCAGGGTGGACAAGATGCCATGAGGGCGTTTTCGTTCCAAGCGACTGATATGGGTATTGTACTTGGTGCGCCTTTGATTGGTGCTGCTGTTGGTTTAGGTGCTGCATTAGTCAGTGTTTTAATACCTGCATTATCTGGCGGTTCACAGAAAGTAGAAGAATTAACCGAAAAGCTTAAAACTTTAGCTGAAACTAGTTTGCTAACAGCAGATCAAGCAGAATTTTTAGCGGCAGAAGAAAAGAAAAGTCAAAAAGAAAAGTCTAAGACTATTGCTAAGCTTGAAAAAGAAATCAAGACAAAAGAAAAGTCCATCGCAACAGATAAAGCTAGCATTGAAGCTGCTGGAAAATTGCTTGCTTTACGTAAAGGCCAATCAGTAGCAGAAGAAAAATCACAGCTTAATAATTCCATAAAAAAGACATCTGAATCTTTAGTAAGGCTTAAAGCGGATCTTTCACTAGCTAATCTTGAATTTGATAATGCTGCTGTTAGATTGCAATCTTATGATTTAATAGTTAAGGGTAACACTAAAAGAACAGGGGAGCAGACTGAAGCGGTACAAAAGCTATTGTCTGCACTTAATGAACAACTTAGGTTGACTGGACTCGATGAGCGGCAACTTTTAGAAGATACAATTGCAAGAGGCCATTTTAATGATGTAGAAAAAGAAGCAGTATTAGGGAAATATGATTTAATAAAAGCCAAAGAAGC